GAAGGAATAGATTCACCTGTATCCATAATAGCATTTAACGCGTTTGAACCATCTCCTCTTAAATTTACTGTGAAGTTTGCTCCCGCATCAGATGTGTAATTTAAAACTGCTTGTGTAATAACATCATAGTTGATTGTTCCAGTGGCTGATGTTGCAGATGTTGTAACTTTTTCTGCAAGTTGTTGAATTTTACCACCACCATTTAATGTAACTCTACCAATTCCTTTTGGCGTTAAAGTCATATCAATGTTAGTGTCACCACCAGTAGCTGCTAATGCTGGAGCATTTCCTGCTGCAGCGTTAGTTACTGAAAATTCATTTACAGCTGATCCTGTAGTTACAAATTTAATTTGTTCTAGACCGTTTTCATCTCCAATGAAATTTCCACCATCGATTAAAATGTTTTTACCATTTGCGTCTAAGTTAGCTGAAAGTTGAGGAGCGTAGTCAGATGATAATTTCTCTAAATTAGAGTTAATCATATCTGTTCCGTTACCATAAAGAATTTTAGTTCCTTTATCAGCAGCAGCCCAAGTTACACCAGTTTGACCTGATACTTTAACTGTTACTGCGTAAGCTCCAGATGTTGAGTTTTTAATAATGTAATATTTTTCTGTTATTGGAACAGTAACATTTACTGCGCCTGTAATCGTTCCAGTTAATTCTAACGCAATATTTTTAGCATTTGAAACAGCACCGTTTGTTGCAACTAAAGTTGCTCCTGTTGTAGCATTAAGTGCTACTGCTTCATAACCAGCTGATGCTTGCTCAAGAATTAATAAGTTTGTGTTTGTAATTGTACCCCACGTACCTGAGTTTTCACCAGTCGCTTGTACGGTAAGTTTTAGAAAGCTTGATGTACTGTTTGCCATAGTTTTAAATCCTTATTTGTTCGTATTTTATTAAAATTAAGCAGCTGTGTCAACATTTTTCCAAGTGGGTGCTGTGCCTGTATCAACTTGGTTCCAGATAATAGCATTAAGCGATCCTGCAGCCGCTGTCAAGCTATTTCCTGTTACTGTTATATTCGCATCTGCGTCAATGTCAAGGGTTCCTAGACTAATTGTTGCATTAATTCCAGTAGGTGTAGCAATAGTATTTGGTATAGGAACAACACTATTTAATGACACAGTTATAGGATTTCCAGAAACCCCTACAACTATTGAATCTGAGAATCCACCCCAGTCTAAATCTCCCCAAGCTTTTCTACCCCAACCAGTATTAATTTCTGTATCGATTGAAGGAAGACCTTGAACCACATTCATACCAAATCCTGTAGGTACTACTAAATTGTCTCCATCGTTATTCCATAAACCTTGACCCCATTCTTTTCTTCCCCAACCAATATTTACTTCAGCGGTTGCTGTCACTGTGCCTAAAGTTGCTGACATAGATAGCCCAGTTGGTATTAAAGTTCCTGGGATACCCCAACCTAATTCACCCCAATTAGTTCTTCCCCAACCAGTGTTTACTTCTGTAGTTAATGAAACTGTTCCTAAATTTGCTGATAAACCAAAACCTGTTATGTCTGCCGCTTCGTTTGGAGAACCCCAAGTTTGATCATTCCAAGCTTTTCTACCCCAACCAGTGTTTACTTCTGCAGTTGCGGATACTGATCCTAAATTTATTGTTGTTGGAATACCAGTTACATCTACAGTTTGTACAGCGGTATTTTCATTCCATGGTTCATCTCCCCAACCTTCTCTTCCCCAACCAGTGTTTACTTCAGCAGTAGCTGTTACTGATCCTAAAGACGCAGATATAGGTAATCCTGTTATTAAAGTTGTCCCCGCTTGTCCCCAAGCTGATTCGTTCCAATTTAATCTTCCCCAACCTTCATTTATTAAACCTGTAGCAGTTACACTTCCTAAGTTAGCAGATAAAGAAACTCCTGTTATAATTGGTGTACTATCATCGTCATTTCCCCATAAACCTTGACCCCATTCTCTGTTACTCCAACCCTCTTGCACAATAGCCGTTACACTTACAGAACCTAAACTAAACGTTGTTCCAATTCCGGTTAAAGTCGCTCCACTATTTCCTTGATCCTGCCAAGCACCTTGTGACCAGTTTAAAGCTCCCCATGCATTTTGTACGAGATCTATTGGACCTCCCATTCCAATACCATGAACATAACAATAATAAAAAAAGTCAACATTGTTAGCAGGAGTAATTTCTACATACCTTGTTGTGGCTGCATTAAATAAAGTAGTATTAGTATAAGATCCGACGTCTGAAGCTCCATCTAAATAATAACTTACCCCAGTACTTATTCTATAAGAGTTGGGTGAGGATGCATCAGTGGTAAATAATAATGGATGGTTATTGTTTGAAGAATCACTTTGTTCAAATCTTAAAGTGGCTCCTTGAACCCAATCAATTTCACCAGGTCCTGTTGAATTTCGAACTCCGTCTACATAAAAAACATTGCCTGTGCCACCACCATACAAATTTCCACTTGCGACAGTGACTGTATATGTTTTGTCGGCCATAGGAGGCTACCTCCTAATTAACCTGATATCCTTAAGATACTGGCAGTTGATGTGTTAGCTGGAAATTGAATTGTGAACGTTCCAGATGTTGCCGTTTTATCTGATCCAAAATCTAAAATACAAACCGCAGCGTTAGATTGATTTGTATTGTAAATTAAAGCACCTCTTGCAGTAATTGTTGCAGACGTGAAAGATAAATTTGCAAACGTTGTTCTTGCAACACCAGCTGAAATAGAAGTTCCAGAGTTTACTAAAACCCCTCCACCAGCTGTATAAGAACCTGAGTTTGACACTTCAGTGTTTGCTCCGCCACCTGGGTTAGTAGCGTAAACAGTTGTTGCTGAATTTAAAGTTGCTGAGCTAGAATAAAGAGCTAACTTGAAAGTGTTTCCACCAGATCCTGATGCTAAAAAATTTTGTTTTGCTTCTAATAGTTGTTTCTTAAAACTATTTGCTATTGCTTGTGTAATTGCCATAAAACTCCTTATTGTTTTCCTATACGAGGAACACCAGCTTGATATTCATCTCGTCTTCGTCTTCCCATTGCTTCGATTGAGAAGGCCTCTACAGCTTGTTTATACCTATTTTCGTATAGTGTCAACTGATCTTGTGGGCCTTTTAAAAATCCGTAAGCCTCGACTAGGCATGCATACAAAAGTCCGTTGGGAAAGTTCGTACCTAAATATGAGGTACTATTTGTAGCGGATAATCCAGTGGGTTTCAAGATATAATTTATCTGAATTTCATAAGTTTTATCTGGAACAGGAGCAAATACAATGTTGTTTGCATCCCACCAGCCATAGTATTTTGGCTCTCCTGTAGCATCAGTAGGGTTATATTCGCTCATAAAATTAGTGTCTCTAAACTGTAAAAAACCTCTATCTTCGCTGCCACTTGGTGGTTTTACAATCTGAGCTGATCTAATAACTAAAGTATTTTCAGGAACTAAAACATATCTTTGATCAACAACTAAATTAGCTGTAGCATAAAATCTGTTATTATCAGAATCAACATCTCTTAAAATTCTAAATTCAGCGTCCTCAATAAAACCTTGAATGATAGTATCGGTAAACACTGTTGAACTAACTTCTGTGTAATCTATAATTTTTTGTTTTAATTCTAAATATGTCATGCTCTATCGTTTAAAGGACTTACAATACTTTGAAATCCTCCTCCTGTTTCTGTTGATGTTGCAGCTGAATTAACTGTAAAACTATAGCTATTTTTTACAGTAACTTGTGAGGGTTGTCCAGCTTGGTTAACCGTTGTTTCGATCATTGTTATTGGATAAGACCCAAAAACAATAGCTCCAGAGCTGTGAGCTCCAGCTATAGTAGGATTTAACGTTACGCCTCTAAAAGGCGCTGCAGATGCTCTTATTAAACCACTTAAAACATTACCTGCTTTTGAGCTATATTGAATAACTTCATTTTGAAATTGACCTACAGTTATATTTTCATTTGGTGCTGGTAATACACCTGGTTCAATAATTTTTTGAATCATCAAATACCCTGAACTTGGATAATAAGTTGCATCAGTTAAAGTTAAAGATCCAACTTCAGTGGCTGTTATATCAGAAGCCAAAGTAGTTTTTAAAGTAAACGCGGCTACTGGAACACCGCCAATGGGTCTTGGTAATCCTGTAAATCTAACCTGATCATTATCTGCTAATCCACTAAAAGGTTGACTAACTGTTATTGTTGTTGTGCCATTAGTTGAAAAAGGATTTTCTGGTAAAATATCAGTTGTAGGTGGTTCTTTTCTTGCAGGTCTTGGATGTTGTAAACCTTGAGGGTCAGCTGTAAAAGGTGTTGGTTCTAATTGAGGTTGCTTAGGTTCAAACTCAGAGGTGTGAACTCTTGCACCATTCCATTCTCTAACCATTTCTCTGTATGGAAATTGTAATCCAGATCTGTCTGAAATAAATTTTGCGTATTTTCCTCTTGCTGTGTTTCCCATAATTATGCTGTAGGGTAGTAGCTTTTAGGAGAGATAAACGTACTTGATGGAGATCCGTCTTCTGCTAAAGCTCTAGCCAATTCATCCTCGTATATTAGTTTTAAAGCTTGTGTTTCATCTTTTTTATATTTCATAGATAAATAATAAGTTAATCCTGCAACCATACAAGGTACAAATCTGTATGGAACATTAGTTGCATTTGTATAAACACCTGCATCTTGAATTCTTTTTTCAAAATTAAAATTAATAACTTGATTATTTTCTGAAGATCCAGGCGTTAAATATAATTGAATAGTTACTCTGTCTATAAATCTTTGAACAAAATATTGTGATGGCTGACCTGTAGCTGATTTATTAGATAAAGCTTGATAAGCTGATCTATTTATTTTTGATAAAGGTGAATCAACATTAGAGCTGTTTCTAAAAGAGGCTTCTAAAATATCAGAAGCACCATTTACAAAATTTGTAATTGCGTCACCGCTAGAGTGAGTAGCTGCGGTTGTTCCATTAACTCCTCTTGTTACTCCAGTTAATTCTAAACTATTAAATCCTGTGTAGCTTATATTTTCAGAACCTACATTGATTGTTCCTTCTGTAGGCATTCTGTCTTTTGAAGCGATTGTAATTCCAGTGGTTTGAGTAGTTGTAGTTATGGCTGCTGTTAAAGTTGAAGTAACTCCGTTAGAATTTCCGTCACCTGTAGAACGATAAATGGCGTATTCGTTTTGACCGTTAACTAAAGTAATATTTGTATTTCCTACTTCCCAATAATGAAGTCCTCTATTACCCCATTCTTGAAACATTATGTTTAAAGATCTTCTTGCGGTTTTTAAATTGTAACCGCTCATATCAAACAGCCCAAGTCTGTTGTAACACTCTTCAACTATCTCATCGATATAAAAAGTTTTTTCAAACGTTGTAGTTCCAGAAGTCGTGTTGGCCATTAGTCAGCCTCCTAATCTTGGTTTCCGCCGCTATGAAAAACAGTAATAGACGTAACTTGTTCAGTCGTAAAAGTTGCATACACATCTGTTTTAAATAAAACAGGTCTTGGAAACTCAACCATTTTAGATTCCGCAACAGCTGCTTTTGAAAGAGTTACTTTTGCACTTCCACCAGATCCTCCGTCTTTTAAAACGATGTCTCCAGCAGTAGCTGTTCCAGTATAATACAATCCGTAAACTCTTGTTCTTCCAGACTGAACTGTTCCTGTTTCAGTTGTTTGTTGTGTTGCTTCGTTATCTGATCCGAATACCATATTTTTTTCTCCGTTTTCTTATTAGTGTGGGTGGGTATTAAGATCAAAAAGTCTTAAAGTTTCCCACCCACGTAATTATTACGATCCACTAAAAGGTGTAACGATTGTTCCACTTCCAATTAGTAAACCTTCAACCATGTAAGTATTTTCTGCAGTTGCAGTAAACTTAATTCTAGATCCGATTAAGCCACCTTTAGTAGCAACCGATGCTCCAGCTTCTCCGTTTAAGTTTACGATATCGTTTGCTGCTGTAGGTACGAAAGCTTTTTTCGCTCCATCATCAACACCGATCATTACAGAACCTACAAACTTATCAACTCCATCAGTTGAAATTGTTCCAGTGAACTCATCAATGAAAAGAATTTCAAAAGTTGTACCAATAGTGCTTGGATTGTTTGGATCGCTTCCTGGTCCCGCTACTGATGAATCAGCTCCACCAACGATTGACGGTAAAGTAATCGCAGTAGGTGTTCCAGTTGGGTCCATAGTAAGAATTCTGCCTGCGTGGTCTTTAACTGTTAAATTAGTAGCTAAAGTCAACGCAACAGTTGATCCTGGTCCTATTGATTGAAACCCATTACGTGATCGTACCGGGCCATCAAATGTAGTATTTGCCATATTATTATCCTCCTAGTTTTTCGAACATAGTCTCTAGGCCGTCGACTATACGCGTCTATGTTCTAATTAATTGTATAGTGATTTAGGTATATAGCAGATTTTGATAGAGTGCAAGAGAGCCTTAAAAGAAAGTGCGATTTCAGCGATGTAGCGTTTTTATCTTACGTAGCTACAGAGACGTCAGGTGCAGCATTTTCTATTCTATTAAGCATTGAAGCTTCCTTTGCTTCTGCTAGCTTAATATGATTAATGACTTGTTTTATCTTGTCATCAATCCTCACCATATCCAGAGTATATCTTTTTTCTCTGTTATAGTGCTGCGACCATTCAAGTTCCAGTCCTCTCTTCTGAGTGTAGAGTTCTTGAACGTGTGTCATTTATAACCTCCTCATAGGTTAACCACAATTTGGATTTACTAGTAAATCCGTCTTTTTCCCAGACTATATCATTTTGTCCTAGCTTGTCAACTAGTGCATTTTCAAAAGCTTTATCATCGTCTTCACACGTCATATTGAAGTCAGCATGGTAGCCATATGCTCTGATTTGTACTCGGAAATTTTTCATGGGTTCGTTCTTTCTATCATAAAAAGGGGGCCTTCAACAGCCCCCTTTAAAGTTATTTATTACGCTCCGTTAGAACCGTAAATACCTCTATAGTCAGATACGCCAAATACGTATCTTTCTCTAGCTTTGTATCTTACGTTTCCAGTGTCAAAGTCACCTTCCATAGCTGTTTTGATAGGTGATCTATCAAAGTACTTCATACCATTTGGTACATCAGTAATAATGAAGAACTGATCAGGATCAGTTAAGAAATTGTTCACTCTGTAACCTTGAGGAACCATTCCCATAGATCTGATAGCATTGATATCATTATCAGCTGTAGCTGTTCTACCTTGAGAAGCCATTAGTCTCTCAGCTGTAAATTGAAGAGCTGAAGGAATAACTAATTTTAATCCTTTTGCTGCAATCAATAAACCTCTTTCGTCAGTCATTTCAGCGATGTCTATTAAAGACTGCTCTAATGACGTTTCGTTAAGGTCAGCTTGAGTAGCTAACGTATTCGCAACGTTTCCAGCGATTGTTGGGTGAGATCTGCTAAACAAAACTGTGCTGTCACCAGATTGGAATGTAGTAAATCCATTCACAAGAGGTGTTACCGCTTTTGTTTGTTTAGTCTGAGCCATAGATCTTGCTAACGCTTTTGTATATCTAGACGCAAGTCT